GTCGTTGTTGTCGTGGTCGTTGTAGGCGCTGGTGTAGTCGTTGTTGTCGTGGTCGTTGTAGGCGCTGGCAGTAGTTCTTTTCCAAATAAATTTAAACCATCATATAGAGATTTAGCTAGTATGTTGCTTATAATACCATCTTTTTGTGACCACTCGTTATAAGAAGATGAAGTATGTGATAGTGTTGTATTAAAGTCGTCAAAATTAATGACGCTGTTAGTTACGGTACCTTCTATTTCCGGATTATGAAGATAAAATAGATAATAATTATGTATATTGTTGCCATAGCCATCAGGTGGTAATATTAACCCCCATCCCCAACTATCGTCATAGTCTTTTATTTGCTGATACACTTCACCTTCTGTCTCTATAATAAGTGGTCTATTAAAATTAGTTAGAATTCTTATTCCTAATTCACTTAATATATTTCTTTGTTTTAGCGGTACTAAAGAACTTATACGTTTAAACTTACCACTAAATTTTTCAAATGCTACCAAATCTATACCTGGTACTATACTATAATCTATCGGCACTTCAACTCCTAAATTCTTACCATAAGTAGGGTGATCAAAATAACCGTATGTCTTAAAGTTATCGTTAAAAACGTTTTGTGTTCCAAAAAGACGTGAATGGTTTATAGATAAAAGATTTACTAGTCTTCCTACTTCAGTAGGAAAATTTAAATTATAAGAAGCAAACTTAGTTAAGTCAATATTAGCCGATTTAAGTAAAGCAGCTAATTGATTTATGTTACTATAATCAAGTGTAGCGTTATTATCTACAAAGTTTTCTATTTTTTCATATGTGGTTTTGCCTATAGAACTTTGTGCAGAGCTTAAATCTCCAAAAATACTACCCAAAAAATCATCAAATAGTATTTTCTTATCTAAAAACAATGGCTGAAATGCTATATCTTTAAACGTCTGTTTAAAATCTATATATTCGCCTCTTTTTGCAATATTATAAACACCTCCTGAAGGGTATATATTAAAAGTATTAGATATTCCTGTTAAAGGAATATCGCCAAACGGCATATCTTTTAATATAATAGCATTAGCTGAAATAAAGACATTCTCCGTAGTAGTAGGTAGATTAGCTATGAAATATCCCTTGTAAAACCCACCATAAGGAACACTAGATAAGGAATTATCTTGCGTAAAAACTGTATTTCCGTATACATTAACGCCGTCTGTAAGTACTAGTTCAACATCACTTAATTGAGGTATGCCTTTTATTGTAAAGTCTTGTGAATCTTTTACTTTAATTACGAAACCTACTTTTGTATTGCTAAATTTAGTTTTACCTATATTAAATAGATCAGAAGTATTACCCTCGCCGTCTAATCCATTAGAAGTAATTAGAAGTTTGTTATAATCAGCATTTTCTTTAACTTCTATATTAACCCCTACAGTAGATGTATTGCTAAACGAGCGTAATGTATCAGGCTGATATCCAAAAAATAAATTAGCACCAGGCGTGCTTACATCATCTTTAAAATATACGTACCTAAACCCTGTAAGACCACAGAAAAATCCATCTACATCTCTTTCAGTAGTTCTTACTATGTTACCATCACTTAATTTTATAAAAATAGGTGTTGAGATAGTTGTAAAAGATGATACTTCAGCGTATTCTGTAATGTTGTTATATGCTGTAAGTAGCAAGTAGGTAGAGCATGACGGGTATAAATGACCATAATGCTTTAAAGCGATCCCATCTCTAAAATAATCATAACTATTTCCACCTGAAATATAGGATACTATTGGTATGTTAGCATTAGTGTTACCACTTAACACTTGCCAGGATATTCTGTTTGTAATTAAAAACGGATTAAAGAATCTACCTGCAGTTAGGGTATAAGAAAGGTTGTTAGATGCAGAAATTAATAACGTATCAGTTAAATAATTTTTAATTTCAATATTTTGCTTAAATGTATTAAGATAGGACTGTCCGTTTTTATCATATAAGTAATTAGTTACAGTGTATATCCCTTGTTCTTTATATGCATGTGTGCCTGTTAAAGCTTCAGCTGATGTACCATCACCATAATCCCATACTATTTTTTTATCTGACAAGAATTCACTTCCAGTGCTTAATATAGGCGCAAATGTTAAAGGAGTGAACGGTAAAGCGTAACTACTAATAGAGGGATTTCCCGTGTAGTCATATGTCTTAAAATATGATATAAAGGTCTCACTCATCGTCTACAATAATTTTACTAGTAATGTTTGAAATATCGTAAAAAAATGGATATTGAAAGTTTTCCATAGGTATATTTTGAGTAGTAAATGTTACATCATCGTTTTCATATAGTGGATTCCATACTACTACCGCTAATTTAGATATTTCGTAATCAGCATCAGTACGTCTTGTAACCAACGACTTAACCCCATCTAGATTTAATATATCGCTAGCTATTTCACTTAAATTTACAATTTGACCTAACGCAGCCTTTGCAAAATAGTCTGTAATTATACTCGCTGTTTTGGTCTTTAAGGCATTTTTACTAACTTTTGAGTTAATATCCCGCTTAAGCACTAAAGAGGTATTATCCTTTAAATCAATACACTCTACTTCACCCTCTAATTGCAATCCAAAGCTAAAAGCCTTAAAAACAGGGTCTAATATTACTATATTTTGAGTAAGATCCTTTTTAAGACTACATTCATTTATAATTAACTGCTTTTGAGCAGGATTGAGGTAGTTTCCTACTCTTTCATTTATTACAGGGCTTGTTTTTGGAACCGGTGTTATGTAAACATTATTAAATGAAGTTGAGTTTGCAAAATTAACTTGGTTAAATAAAACCCTACAATCTTCGTTAGGCTTGTTCAGCCCTATACCGTAGTAATATTTTAACACTGTATTAACGTAATCATCATTACTAAGTATTTTTACGCTTTTTATAACATTATTATAGTTTTTATTTATAAAGTATTCATAATCTAGTGCTGTTACCAGTCTATTCTGTAAAGAAAAAATGCGAGGTGCATTTTCCTTTATTTGATCTACTGTTTCTGCTGCAGCTACTGGGGAAGAATCGTTATTATTATTTACCGACAGTGTGTTTAATGAGACTGGCGTAATGAAGTTAGTAATAGTGTTATATATATCTGCAGAAATCGTTATAAACTGTTGCGAGTTATACAGGCTGAAATAATTACCTAATAACGCACCAGAACTAACAACACCAGTGGGTCCGTCCGATACTATATAATAAATTTGAACTGTATCACCAGCTTCTAATTTTTTACCTGTAATACCATTACCAAATTTAAATTCGTAATTACCATTCTCGTTTAGTCTCTTTTCATATGTATAAGAATTAGAGTCTTCTAAGAATAACGAAGCAGTTTCTGACCATTGATTCCATTTACCTGACTGAATACTCTTAATAAAAATTCTAAACGTATTATCAGCTATAAATGATGTAGTTTGATTATCTGGAGAGGTATTAACTACCGTTATAGTTTCGTAATTCTCTCCTCCAGCATTGTATATCGGGTGCTCATATAATACTCCTTGATATAAGATGTTATTATCTATACTTAATTCTTCATTCCCTGCTATTGTCTTCTCAAACGATATATCATCTAAGGCAATAAAGGGAATTCCATTGCTAAATATTGTTGAAAATCTTTTTAGTGTGTAATTACCAATAGCTAGCTGATCCGAACCGTTTAATGATATGTTAACTAAAGAGGTCTGTCTGCCGGTAGGCTTATAACCTAAGTTAGATACGAGCTTATTAATATTTTCGTACAGGGTAGCTGTTGTAAAAGTGGTTTCTGATGATGTAGTGTTTAGATAAAACAGCAATACATGATACATATACGCTACTATATCAATAAAGGCATTAATATTTGACCCTTCGTAATTCTGATCACGAAATACCTCGTTTTCGTTTAATCTAGATATAATAAGTTCCTTTAATGTAGTAGCATCAAAAGAAGCGTAGGCATTTTTAGGTAAATTAAACTCAGTAAAATTGTTTATGCTCATAATTAGACGAAGGTGTATCCATCATTATTTAATACACCCTTAAGAGATAGGTTGTTAACGTTTAATGATGGTATAGATATATCTAAATTTATTTCATACTGTTGTTCATCTTCGTTTACTTTAACTCTTATAGTGTTGATCTTAATTCTCGACTCTTGTATTGTCAGCCCGTCAAATAAATCCTTACCTAAAAAGAACCCACCAGTTTCACTAACTGGCTCGAATAGATAATCCCTTAAATCTACTCCAAATGTAGGGTTTAGAATTTTCTCACCAGGAGAAGTTGTTAGTATATTTCTTACTGCTGTAATTACTGCCTTTACATCATATAAAGGAGCTAAATCCTTCTTCTCATCTGTCTTATACAGTTCAGGGTTATTTGTATAAGCTAGATTAAGGTCAAATTCTATATCTTTATACAGGTATCCACTCTCAAGAGCCTTTTCAACCTCTGTAGTAGGTTTAACTACATTTAATTTAATAGCCATATATTATTTATTACCAATTCTTGCAAGAAAAGTATTTAGCTGTACCTGGTTTAGCGCTTGAGCACTTATGTCTCGCTCTGAAAGATTTACGTTTTTTGGGGTTAGACTTTTTAATACGTAAATTAGGATCTCCATAGTGTACACGCTTATACCCGGTTTCAGTTTTGACGCATCTCATATATTTTTTATCTTTTCTACTAGAAGACTGCTGACCTGTTACCTTGGTACATCTAGCCGACTTTTCTAAAAGAATTTTTTCTACTAACTGGTCAAATTCCATGTAATTATTTATGTTAGGTATAAATAATAGTATGGCTAAAAAGTATCTAACATTGGTTGAAACCTATTTATCTCGTTATGAACGCGGTGGGTTTCTTGTTGGTGATGTGTTTAAGTTTAATAAAAACTTTAAGTCTACAGAATCATACAAAAAACTAGGTCAAAACACAAGAGATTTCATCGATCAGATGATAGAATCAGGTCTTCATGTTCGCGTAGTTGGTATAAAAGACACGACATCACCTAGATTTCCAGGAAATCCTCAGACATCATCAAATGACGTCTCACTTACAGTTGCTCTAGACAATGGCGGTGGTAGATACACTCATTATGTTAACATTGAACCGGAATTAGGAACACCAGAGCGTTTTTATCCTAACTTACCTCCTATTCCAGATGCTGTAATACGTAAAAATAACGTTAATATTAAGCCAAAAGAGGTTGAAAAGTCAGATTCTATTACAAATAAGACAGATAGAGGTAATGGTAAGTTATCTGATACAGAAATATCGCTTCCAACAGCCAACAAAACAATTCCTTCTGTTCAAGCTACACCTTCACCAGCATTAGCTTCTTATACTCACGAGTATATTAAAGATCTTAAATGAAAAAGACAGATTTACATCTAATAGCAGAAAGATACGAGTCTATTATTGTAACTGAATCGAATGCTATCGATAAGTTACAAGGAGCTTTAGATGTAGTGGGGATTATTCCTGGATTAGGTGTAGGTGAAGTTGCGGACGCGTCAAATACTGTAATATCTGGGTTGAGAGCTGCATTAGCTAAAGAGCCTGATGAACGCAAACGTCATATTATAAATGCAGGTATATCAGCTGTTTCACTATTACCGTTTGCTGATGTAATAAAGGTACTTAAGCTTAGAAAACTGGGAGGTTTAGGCAGAACCGTAGCTAAGAAAGGTATTCAAGGTGCAAGAGCTGCACGTACATACGCAACGACGCAAAAAGCAGCTGGTAACAGATTCTCACAACCTCAAGAACACCAAGCTTAATTATGAACTACACTGATAAAAAGCAGTTAGAAGCAATATATGAAGCTCAGTTAATTTTTAATAGAATTAACGCTGAATCTCATTTATTAGAAGAAGGCTTTTTCGACTCTATTACTTCTGGTCTTAATTGGGGTGAATGGCTTAATAAGGCTCTTCCTTATATAGGTACTATCGGTCTATCCATGGTAGGAGTAAACTTAATTTCCAAGGTTTTAGAATTTCTTGGTAAAAAGGCTGATACTGTATCGGAAAAAGATGCACAGGCAATGTATAAATACGCTCCACCGGAAATACAAAAGCGATTCGATGAGCTAGCACAATTAAAAGAAAAGGATCCCGAAGCATATCAAGCAGGTGTAAAGCAAATTAGAGACTACGCTATGCGAGATTTTAAAGACAAACTCGAGGCTAAAGGTGTAAAAGTAGAAGGTAGCCTTTTAGGTAAAACACTTAGTAAAATAGGTAGTTTTGGTAATTCTTTTTTAGGTACAATAATTATAACAGGTGGTATTTTCGCTATAATGCATTTTCTAGGAATTTATTCACCTCCGCCATTTATAAATAAGACTTTAGGTGATAGAGCTGGTGAGTACATTAATGCCTCAAAGGCGGGGTATGAAACTCTTGCAGGTGACTCAGCTTCGGATAGAGTGGTAACAAGTTTAAAAAATCCAGTAGATACTATTACAGGTGCTGGCGCGACTATAGGTGATATCGCTGCTACAAATGCCCGAGCTGCTGCATCTGACCAAGCTGGTAGAGAAACACTCAAAAAACTGTTTGTTAAATATGCCGATAACCCAGAGATGCTAGCAAAACTTAAAAAAATAGAAGCTCTTAATTACAAATAACTATAAATAATATTATGAAGAATACTAAACAAGATTTAGATTTATTAACAGAGGCTTACGAATTAGTTCAAGAAGGTCTCCTTCAGAGAATTAGATCAAAAGGTGCGCAAAAAGTAGCAGGAGCTAAAGAGACACTTAAAGGTAAAGCTGCTAAAGGGTTAGGTAAGATGATAGGTAAAGTAGCTCCTGAAACCGGAGCCTCTATAGCTAAAGAAGGAGAAAAAAGACTTGGTAAAGCAGGTGGTGTAGGTGAAGAAGCTGGGTATAGATCATACCTTAGAAGCTCAGCTAAAAGTATTACTAGAGATTTAGCTAAGCTTGGTATGGAGGTGACCGATGAAGCAGCTCTTGTTTCTGATATTCAAGCAGCTATTGCTAAAAATCTTAAGAGAGTTACCAAAAAAGGTCAATTTACCACGTCAAAAGGAACTCTTGGTGGTAAGTTAATCTAAACTCTTTCAAGATTAATTATACAAGCAAAGCAGTTAATTTCTTTATCTAAAACAAACGCGCTTTTATAGAGATGATCAGCAATTATTGCGATCATCTCTTTCTTTTTAAGATCTTGCATAGGTTGCTCGTAAAGATAATTGAGATAATCGCGCATTAACGTGTCATAATCACCATAAAAGGTATTTTCGTTCTCAATAAGATGTTTTCGTAATGATAAAATATCTTTCTGTTCAATTGCTGTATGAATAGCTCTCAATAGTGTATTATCCACGCTAACTGAAGTAATAGCTAGCGAGCCATTGATGCAATTCTTCTGAATCTCGTTAATAGCCTTGCGAAGATCGGGAAAATTAGCTTTTACGAGTTCTACAAACTTCTTCTTCTGTGCATCATCTATTTCAATACCTTCTTGTTTAAGAATACTGTAAATTCTCTTTACCCCGTCTTCTAGAGTGGGCTTGATATCAAGAAACTGACATCTCGACTGTAGAGCAGGAATGATCTTATGCTTATAGTTAGCTGTAAGAATGAATCGTGTATACTTAGCAAAGGACTCCATAGTATTGCGAAGAGCTGCCTGTGCTTGACTGGTGAGACCATCGCACTCATCTAGAATAACCACCTTTACTTTACCATCAAACGACTTAGTTTGCGAGAAGTTAGTAACTTTATGTCTGATGGTATCAATACCAGACTCGTCAGATGCGTTAATATATAAGAAGTTACACTTTAAAACATCATTTACAATAATTCTCGCTAAAGTAGTCTTACCTGTACCAGGGGTACCAACGAAAAGTAAGTTAGGAATCTCATCTATAAACCCTCTTACAATCTCTTTGTTCCTTTCTGACAGTATAATGTCGTCAAGAGCTTGCGGTCTATACTTTTCAACCCAAATTTTATTGAAATCTAACATATTATTTACCAGATGAACCGAAACCACTAGCACCTCTATCAGATTCTACTGTATCTCCTTCTTCTACTACAACACTATAGTTTTTATATACTACAAACTGTGCAATTCTATCACCTTTTTTAACCTCGTAGGTAATATCTGTGTTATTATATAGCTTAATACCAGCATTTCCTCTATACCCGCTATCAATAATGCCAGGATGAGGAGAAATACCGTGTTTGAACCCAAGACCACTACGTCCTTCAACCTTAACCCAGTATCCTGGCGTAATATATGCAAATTCTAGACCAACATCAACTACAGCGCTATTTCTTGCTTGAATTACCTTATCTTCTACACAATAAACATCAAAACCTGTATCAGATTCATTGTTCTTGGTAGGTAGCTTAGCGTCTAAGTTAGTTTTCTTAAATTTTAGTGTTACATCTGTACTCATATTAATATTATAACTATTGCAATACATAAATCAAGATTAAATATATAGTAATGGATACAGATTTAGATGATGCTGTAAATGATATTTTATCTCAATTAAAAGGTACAGTTACGATCGCCAAAAAACAGCCAGAAGAAGAAATTCTAACTAAGGATCAGCTAGAAGAATTTATAATTAAAAATTCCGGTAAGCTTGTAACGAAATCACTTAATATAGTTGATGATGTAAAGGATTACGTAGCATCTGCACCAGACGCAAAAGATGTAGCAGCATTAGCTGAGCTGATTAGTGCTACTTCGTCAGCGATAGAGACCTTAAATAAGGTTTATATCTCTGATGAACGAAACAAAACGCAAGTAGCGGTAAAGCAAATGGATGTTGACTCTCGTGAAAGAATGAACATTACAGATAACAAGACAAAAATTTTAT